AATTGTTACACTTGGATAATCAGTAGAATCGGATAATGTTACAGTTGTTTCCTTTTGTGTTGCCGAAATAGCTTTTACTTTTTTTGTTATTAAGTATAATGTTGGTTCACCTGTTAAATCGTTTCTCTCATACACATCAATTTCTCTATCAGTTTCATTTTCAAAATCAACAACATCCACTGTTCTGAATACTATATTTGAATTAGTAGTAGATAATATTTCCATACCATCTTTTATTTTAAGATAGTATGTATTATCCGGTCTATTGTTTACACCAGTTCCAATCGATGGAACTAACTGGTATACAGTCATAGTAGTTACTGCCGGAGAAGTTACTTTTGGTTTGTATCCCATAGATTGAGCTAATGAAACTACATTTTTTCGTTCACTAGCGTAAGCTAACATTGATTCTTTTAATTGTGCATCTTGATAAAAAGATAACACATCACCAATAGCTGCAGCCTGTTCTATAAAAACCATACCAGGCGAAGCTTCATTGAAATCTGAATATGTATCTGGAAAATATGTTTTAGTGAAATCTACAAGATTCTGCTTTAATGTTGAAAAATCCTTTCCAACATAATTTAAGTTTTTTGTATCACTACCCCAACTTTTATTTAAAGGTTTAATGGCCATTTTTAATTATTTACATTTATCGTTACTGATTCTCCTAAGTTTCTATTTGATTTTAATGAAAACTTTAAATCTAAAGATATAGTATTGTTATCTATATCATTTTCATCGTAATCAAATATTATTTCATCTATATTCAAATACGGCAACCACATTTCAACTGCATCCAATATAGATGCTTCTATTCTTTGTTCAATTTGTCCATCGATAATTGGTTCAAATAAAATTCTCCAAATATCACATCCAAATTCAGGTTGCATTAATCTTTCACCCTTTCTTGTTAAGATTAAATTAACCAAACTATCTTTAGCTTGATTTAATGTAGTATAATTAACAGCAAACGCACCTCCAGATGATGATGTTCTATTAATACCTATTCCAAGTATTTTATAATCATTTTCTGTTAAATCTACTACATTAACTTTACCAAGCTCTATTGCCATTATTAAAATCTTTTAACTAATTCCGAATAATCTCTTGTCAATGCTTTTGTTAACGCATCCAATCCAGCATTATCTGTCATAGGTATTTGATGGTCAGGCATCATATCAGTTGAATAATTCATTGTTTCCCAATCTTCCTCCATTGTTCTTTGAGGTTGGATTGCATCTAATATACTTCCACCACCAACTCCAGGCATTGAACCTTCCGCTCTATGAGCAGCTGTGAATGGTTGTGTTGCATTTAAAATTTCGTTTATCATTGGGTCTTTTGAAAATTCCCTTTGAGGTGCTTGTCTTTGTTGAACTTGTTGCACAGGTTGTTGTTTTCTAACTTGTGTAGTTGGAACTTCTGTCAATTCTCTTAATGATGGTGTAGAAGTTTTCTTTTGTGAGTTCAATGTAACCGCACCAGATTTGATAAGTTTAGCAAGTTCTTCTTTAACTTGATTCTTAACTTCATTTTTTACAACTTCTTTGATTAAAGTTACTAAAATTTCTGATTTCATAAAAATATATGTTCTGTTTGTTAATAAATATTGAAACTTAAAATTTACCCAATTATACTATATGAACTCCATTGTAATATCGCTGGAGCAGGTGGAGCAGGTGGTGGGTATTGTGCCATTACTGACATTGTTCCACTCGTTCCTAATAGATGTAGTTTTGCTACATTTACAAATGGACCTATCATTATATTGGTTGGTTCTGAAAATTCCAATGTTGGTGGAATAAACCATATGTTTGGTATATCAGGTATCAATCCATTTATAGCATCGTATGCCATAGCTTCTATTTCTTCTTTTGTTGGTATTTTGCTTTCTACTTCTTTTTTAATTTCTTCTTTTGTTGGTATTTTAGGTATGGATACACCTGGCAAATCTATCTTAGGTATAGCACCATTTATTGTATCCTTTACAAATTCTTTAACTTCTTTTTGAGTAGGTTTTGGATTTGGTATTGATTCTGCTAAAGCAACTGCGGTTTGAATAGCGGCATATACAGGTTGTAGTATTGTTTCCTCAATTGGTTTAATCAATTGTTCCGTAATTATTTTAATTGCCTGTTCTAATGCTTTCTTTTTAGCTTGTTCTATTAATTCTTTCTTTTTAGGTAGTTCGGGAAATGGAAACTTAATAGATGGTTTAAATTGAGAACCAATTGATGGTTTTTTCTTTTTAGCTTCTTTCAATTTAGCAACGATTTCCTTACCTGCTAAAATAGCCGGATGATTCTTTATTTCCGGAGCTAGTTCCTCTTTATTTTGAATCTTTTGAATAGTTTCGTAAACATTTACCGTCAAAGAGGGAGCTGGTGGAGGTAATGTGATTTGTATTGTTTTACTTTTAAGCTCATCTTCTAATGCTTTAAGAGCTTCCACTTCAGCTTTATGTTTTGCAGTTGAAATAGCTAATGATATTGGACTAGGCCCTAAATTCATAATTGTTCCAGGTGCAGGTGGAGTCATTTGCCATCCCAATGGTTTTAATAATGGATTTGGTATTGGTGCCATCTCAGCTCCTAACCAATATGCATCAAATGCTGATGGGTAGATTTCTTGTAGTATATTAAAGTTTTCACCATCCGAATCAGTTCCTTTTTTTAATGCTCTTTTTATTACATCTGCCATTCCTTTTACATTACCATTTATAATAGGAACACCATATATCATATCACCACCTCGTTTGATACACTGGTCATATTCGTTTGCGTAAAATTCAGCAAAAGAGTCCGGGTCTTTTGAAAACTGACCTGAAATCATTGATTTTAAAACATTAACTTTGAATATAGTCCAAGACATTATGACTTACTTAAATAATTTCTTGCAGAAAGAATTGTGTTCAATCTACCTTTGATAGCATCAAATTCAGCTCTATTAACTGGTCCAGCTGGTGTAGGTCCTACTGGCGTTGCATATATTTGTTTATTTATAGCGGATATTAAATCTTGTAATATTTTTACCAACTCACCACCCAATACCATTTTTTGTACATCCGCACCTGCACCACCTACACCTGTATCTTTACCTAAATAAATTTTACCACCGCTATCTGAATTAAGGAATATCTTATTATTTCCTTTTGAATGTAGTGTTATGGCTTTATCGGTATGTAGGTAAATATCTTTTGCCGAATCAACTGTAAATCTACCATCGGTTATGATGCCCGTATTCTTTTTACCAAATATAATAAATTCATTTGCTTTAGCTGATAAAATTATTCTATCGGAATTTACAAATAATTGGTCACCTTTTAAATCAGATGATGATGGGTATTCAGTAAACGCTTTCTTTTGTTTTTTAATTGTTTCTAAAAATGGAACTTTTACTTTGTTAGATACCATATAAATGGATGTTCCATCTTTATTAATATCTTCATCTACTAATTCACCAATTTTTTTAGAATCCGACTCTGGATTTTGTTTAGTTCTTATATAGATGCCAGGCGAAGATGCTTTGCCATCCTCTGTCAAAAAGAACTCACTAAAACGAATAGTGTTACCAACTCTACCCTGTAAAATAGTATCTCCTTCTCTTGGATTTAAAAACTTAATCTTTTCCTTTATTTCGTATTGGGTTTTTTCAGATTCAGTTTGAGTAGCAGGTTGGTTTGGTGTTCCTGTTTTTTTAGTTTCTTCATAAGAATTGCTACTAGCACCTTCACTATTACTCTTTACTTCTTTTTCTTTTGCAACTTCCGATGTTTTATAATCTTCTCTATAATTTGGATAATGAGTAATTGAATATGGTAACCAATAATAGTCTTTACCAATGTTTAATATCAAAACAGTCTCGCCTAATATGGGATATGTTATATTATTTTTATCAAATGGAAACGCATACGCTTCTCTTGAAATAGTAGATTCTCTTTTAAACTCTACCGCACCTAAAAAACGAATATCATTATCATCGAAATTAGAATTACTATTATATTTTTTTATAAAATCGTTTTCCTTATCTAATTTTTTATCCGATTTAAGATATACTTTGGTTACTGTTGCTAGAAATGTTTCCTGAACCATTTATATTTTTGTTTTTATTTCTTCTATTTCAATTTGTATATCGGTTAACTTTTCATCTGCTTTCTTTTCAAATTCGTTAACTGTATCTTCTAAATCCGTTAGTAGTTGTGCTTTTTCACTTTCACTTAACCACCCATCTTCACCAATACCCTTTGCTTCCGCTGTAGCTAATCTTTGTGCAATCGTTGCTAATTTAATTAAGTGGTCATCATTTTTAATAGATGAATCAATTAAATCTTTAATGATTGGAGCTATAACTGTAGCTTCACCAACATTCTTAATTAACTTACGAAGAGATTCAATCATTTCTGAAATATTCTTCTTTTTAGTTTGTTGGTTATCGTAAATATCTTTGAACAATGATGATAAATTTTTACCATCAAATAATTGAAATTCTGAACTCATTATTCTATACCTTTATTAATTAGTTTATTTACTGTTTCTTTATCCTCAGATGATAGTTGTTGAAAGAATTCATTAGGAATATTTTCCCAAGCTTTAGATTCTTCCATAATTGGTAAATTATTATCATCGGATGGCATTATTCCTAATTCACCTGCCCAACAATTAATAGATTCCAATTTAACTAATGTATTTTTCATAAACATTGTTTAGAATAAATATTCTTATATTATAAAGTTATATTCTTATATCCCCTTCATCCATAAATTGGTTATACAATTCCATTTGTTTTTCTCTCATTTTATTAACCACTTTTGTAATATAATGAGTTGGATGCCCTGTCATTTCTCTGATTAGTAAGTAAAGGGATTTTTTATTAAAAGATTCGATGTACTCTGCTCTACGGAATAATTCTAATACAGCATCTGCAATCTGAATATCTCTCTTCTTTTGGAAATAGTTTTCTAAATGTTCATCCCAATACGCTAACATTCTCGTATTGAATGTACGATATTCATCATTTTGATTTTCTTCTTTCCAATTGTTTTCGGTATCAAATGATTCTGGCATAGCAGACATGATATCCGTATCTTTATATCGTTTGTAATTTGCGTTGTTTGTGAGAATCAAATAATTTCTTGCAACAATAGTAAAGTAAGAAAATGCTTTTCCTTTACCTGCTTTGTACATATGAATCTTCTCAATCATAAATGTAACAACTTCACTCATTACATCTTGTGGGTCATCATCAAAGTAGGTGAATTTCCATTTGTTATATACTATTTCTGCTAGTTTATCAAAGGCAGGTTTAATTCTATCTCTATACACTCTATCTTTGATGTACTGGTCATCAGTTGAATTATATTCTATGATAGCATCTTCTGTATCCTTTGTAAAGTATTGTTTGTTTCTGGGTTTTCTAGGCATTATTAGATTTCTTTGTAAGCTTCAATAATTTCTTTCATCTTATCAAAGATACTACCAACTTCATCATCTTTTTCAAACATTTGTTTTGAATCCAAATCTTTTAAATTTGATAATAGTTGAATATCTCTTTCTTCTTGTAGATTAATAAAATCTTCTAATTTTTCTAATTTATTTAGAAGATTCCATATTGTATATCCAGCAACTGCTAGGAATACAACTAAAATTATGATTATTAGTTCCATATTATACTATTTCGTATCCTTGTAAAAAATATTTATTTGCATGTTTGTATTTAATCTCTTCCATTTCACCGGAAGGAGATTTCATTACAATCTTATCGTTTCTACCATAATTACTTTTTTTAGTAACAGTTGTAGAATATACTCTATCTTTGATAGTAATACCATCTAAGTGGTCTATTTCATGCTGAACAATAACTGTCATCATTGTTTCTTTTGAAATTTGCTCATTTGCTCTATCACCATCTGGATTGATTTCAAATGTTAATTCACCCAAATTATCAGTTTGTACAACAACTTTAGTTGCACGAATAGTTCTAACAGGTTTAGTTAAAGTTGAAGGAATTGATAAACAACCTTCATAAAATAGAAATCCTTCTTGGCTTTTAGCTGTAATGATTGGATTTAATAAGAATAGTTCTTCTTCACCAAATTTAATATAACATGCTCTTTTTTTAATACCCAATTGTGGAGCGGATATTCCTAAACCTGGGTATAATACCATACCTTCTTCCAATTGAGTTCTTAATTCATCTGCTTCCTTTGTAGTTATCTCCGTTTTTAAAATTGGAGTTTTCAAATACTCTACAAATTCTTTTGTTTGTAATCCGTTCTTACCTTTGTCTACTATTAATTTCATTTTGTTTATTTTTTAATCCGTATTTTATAAATTTGTACCAAAACCTTTCATGTAGAAAGTATTGTATTGGCTTGTATACTAATTCTGCTACACCAAATGCAGCTCCTATTTTAATTGAACCACTTATCCACCACATCAATAAAAACCCTATAAGCGTACTTAAAATACGATATGAGATGGTTTTAGCTATATGTCGTTTAACTAATGGCACTTTCTCTTAGTTTTGTACCACTAATTTCAGCAATTTCAGCTGGTGGTTCGTGATAAATTACATCATACCCCACACCTCTACCATAGTTTACCGATTCAATATCGGGTATAATTGAAATAAACAATCTACCAGTAGATAGATAACCTCTTAGTTCATTAGTTAATTCATCTAAAACTTCTTTTGCTGTTTTAGGATTATTTTCATCTCTATTAACATCTCTGATGGCTATCCAAACATTTTTACCCTTATCAAATTGCTGGTCAATTAACCATTGATGCCCTTTGTGCCATGTTTGCCATCTTCCGATGAATAATGCGTATTTTTTCATATACTTTATTTTATAAAAGGCAATATTGCCAATTCTTTTGCTTTTGCTTCAACCATAATATCTACATCCAATCCGTATGTATCTGGTAAAGAATTAATATACAATGAATGAGCTTGTGGTTTTTCTTTTGGATTATTTTCGTGCAATGCTTTTGATTCTGAATAGTGAACTTCTTGCGTAATACCTTTTGGCCAAGTAGTTGCTGCTAATTTAAGTGCAGCTTCTTCTGATAAATCACCTGTACAAAATTGATGGTGATGATAATCAAATACAATTGGAATACCTGTGTTTTCGTGAATATACATAAGGTCTTTTACGGAATACATAGAAGCCTTATCATCATTCTCCAATGTCAATCGTTTGCGTACGCTTGGTGAGAGTCTTTTGAAGTTTGTAATCAATCTATCCATCGCAGATTGTTTATCGCCGTAGACACCATTACAATGGATATTAATATTGTTGTATGGAGTTTTAGATAATCCCATAAGGTCAAATATCTTACCATGTAATTCTAAATCAGCAAAAGTTTTTTGAATAACTGATTCATTTGGAGATGGAAGTACATTGAAAGGACCTGGATGTGAATTGATACGCATATTCCAAAACTTAGCGTAATCACCTGCTTTCTTTAATTCGAATTTAAACTCCTCATAATCTTTTAATTGGGTAATATCAATATTATCACCCCAAGGGATTAAAGCAGATGATAAACGGAAGAAATTAATTCCATTTAATCGATTCCATTCTAATATTTTGATTAAATCTTTAGCATTTGCTAATGCCAACTCCGAAACATAATCCAAGCCTCTGGCATTGAATGTTTTCTTCACCATTGAACGATTTGTGGTAACTTTCTTACCCATCGTCATATTAATACATGCATATCCTATATTCATAGTACAAATATAAGAAATTTATTTTAGAATACCAAACTTTTTAGTAAGTTTTTGTATTTTCTTCTTCGTTTAAGATTTTAGAGTACTCTTTTTCAGTACCTTTTTTAGTGTTAATCCAATATTGTACGGCTTTTGGATTATTTATCCATAGATTCTTCTTAGCCCAAGGAAAATCTGGGTGCATATATTCCTCCCATTGTAAATTGGATGTATTTTCTTCTATTGTAGGAGTTTCTTTCTTAATTGGTAAATTTTTTCCACTATCTTCAGTATTTTGTGAAATATTTTCCATTATATCTTCTTTCGTATCACCATATACCTCATACAACCCCAATTTTTGGTCATTTTTCATCATTTCAGTTAAA